GAAGCGCTCTTCTGTGTCCTGATCCACCGTTCCCCCTGAGATAACGCCAGCGATCCACGGCAGCTCCGTGACGTGAGGAAGCCAACCCGAAGCACTCCGGCCCGGCTGCAGCATGATGTCTGTCACTGTGACGTTCACGCCCTCGATCCGCAGCACCATCCGCTTCACCCGCTTCGACCCGGTACGAAACGTGCCGTTCATAGAACCCCCTCTAAACGAGCTCGACCGGGATCGTCTCCGTCGTGCCGTCCTCGTACTCGACCGTCACGAGCGCGCGCAGCGGCGGCACATCCCCCGACGACGTGACTCGCGTGTGCATCGACAGCGCGTACTCGCCGCGGTTATCCGGCTGCACCGTCTGCTCAATCCACCGCGTCCCCTCGCCCTCGAACCGCACCGCGTAATCGCCGGTGCCGTTGCCGTCGACAATCGACACCCCCGACGACGCCCAATGCGCGAACGCATTGTCGAAGCGGCCGTTCTTCAGGAGGTTGAACGGCACGAGATCGAACGTGCGATTCGACGCGCCAGTGGTGAGCGCGCCCGCCGTGTCATCGCTGTCGGAGCCGAGCTCGCGCAGCTTTCCAGACAGCGTGATGCTCGACCGCCAAGGCTGCACGATGTCGTGCTCAACCTTCACGATGCGCTGCGACTCACGAATGCCCAGCTCGTCATCGACCACCGTCACAGTGTCACCGACGTCGAAGCGGTCGAGGTTCTGGCCCGTCTCGTGCGAGAGATCCGCAACCGTGAACTCGTACGAGTACGCCGGCTTGCAGCGCGCCGCGAGCGTGGCCGTCGCCATCGAGAGCATCGTGAACGGCGACGTCCCCGACGAGAAGTCGTAAGTCGCCTCACGCACTTCGCTCGTGTAGGAGAAGTCCTCCACGTAGTCGAGGCCACCATTCACCGACGAGATCGTGACGCCCTCTTCGTTGCGCGCGTGGATGCGCGTGACGAGCGACGTCGTATCCGTGACTCGCTTCGACTCCGTGAGCCCGCGTCCGTAGAAGAACGCCACACCGACGTCGCGCCCACTCTTCACGACGAGCGAGACCGTCTTGTTCACGTTGTCGAACAGCAGATCGCCGCCATGCTGTTTCTGCACTTCGCGCAGCAGCTCGAGCGGCGAGCAATCCTTCACCGTGTACGTGCGGCGCGTGCCGACGTTCACCGCGGCCACCGTCCAACCGGTGCCCGCGACCGCCATCTCGATCACGTCACCCGCCGTCGTCTGTAGGAACTCCCGGCCGTCGATCTGCCCGCCGTACGCGAGGTCGTAGAACAGCGCCTCGCAGTACACCGCGAGCACCGGAACGCGCGAGCGGCGCGCAGTGTCAACACGACGGATTCGGTACAGATCGCCCGCGACCGAGATCGGAGTCTCGTTCACGAGCGAGCCCGCGTGCCGGTGCTTCACCGGCACCGAGAACTCGAAAAACGCTTCGCCGTTGACCTCCGACGTCGCCACCGCGTCGAGCGAGTCGATGATCGCGACCTGCGTTGTTCCCGAGCCGACGATGATCGGCACGCGCGGATACCGTGCAGGCTCCGGCGCTTCCCACGTCGGCGGCTCCACGACCGCAGTAAACGTGCGCGTCGCCGTGCGCCCCCACGAATCCCGAACCGTCACAGTCACCGGGATCTCGCCAGCCGCCCACCCCGCGGTGAGCGTCAGCGTCGAACCCGACACCGAAGCCTCGAGCCCGACCACTGCGACCGTCCACGACACCTCGCCCGTATAGGTGGCCGAGAGCGCGACCGTCTGCGACCCGCGTTGCGGCACGACCTGCGTCGCGATCGCCGCGAGCGTCGGAGACGGCGGCAGCAGCTCGAGGCCAGTGAACGCATCGCCCGCGCTCAGCGGGATCTCCCACCGCAACAGACCAGTGAAACTTGTAGGTAGCGTGCCCGACGTCCACGACGTCCCACCGTCCGTAGACCGGTACGCCGTGGCGGTGCGCGACGGCTCCCGGCCGCCCGTCCACGACACCGACTCCGCGCCAGTCGTGAGCGTGTGCGACCCATCCGCGATCACCGCAGCATCCGACACCGACAGCTTGCCCGCCGCGGCCTCGTTCGCGCCCTGCGCCCACGTGCCGAGGCGCAGACGTTCCACGAATTCCGAGAACACGAAGTCGGCCGAGGGATGCGCCACCACGATGTCGTCAAAGTATCCGCCCGACCACATCGAGAGCGACGGCAGACCTGCGATGTCGATCGGCGCGGCGCACGCCGCGTTCGGCGCACCCGTCAGCGACCGCACTGGCGACAGCCACGCGAGGTGTCCCGACCAGTGCACGGCCGCGAGCTGCGACGTCTGCGCGTCGAAGTCGACCAGCTGCCCGACCCACATCCATCCCGTGTAGCCCTCGCCCCACGAGGGGGTTTCGTACTGATCGAGCACGAGCGCGCCGGCCGCGTTGTAGACCTGATGCCGCAGACTGCCGTTCGTGTGCGACGAGAGGTACGCGAGCGGCGCGACGGCCCCACCACGACTGCTCATGAGCGGGTTGAACTGCATCGTGTAGCTCTGCGACACCCACATGCCGGTGAGCAGCTTGCCCGACGACGGCCACAGGCCGGCGAAGTGCGGCAGCGACAGCACGCCCTGCTCCGTCGCGGGATTCACGAGGTTAATGCCGAGGCGCGAGCCCCAAGGCCCAGGAGTCACACCATGCTGCGACTGGCCCCAGCCTGGAATCGACCAAATATGCGTCGGGTCAACTGCATCGCGCCACGTACCCTCGTAGCCCTCATCGAATCGCAGCGCGGCGACCGGGTTGAGGCCCGGCAGATCAAGCGGAGTTTCGCCAGACCACGAGAGACGATCAGACCACACGATGTTCCCCCTACTGTTTGCGCGAGTTTGCCTTCACGAGCACCTGCGAGACCGTGCCCGTCGAGGCGACCGAGAGCGTGTACGCCGTCTTCGTCCATAACTCGAGCGGGTCGAGTTCGCTCATGCGCGGCACGAGCGACGCGACCTTCGTCGTGCCAGCCCAGACCGCGAACTCGAAGCTCTCGAAGTCGAGGCGCATCACCTGCGCCGAAGCCAGCGGCCCCCGGATCGTGTTCGTGTACGCCCCGACCGTGATCGTCACCGTCTGAGCTGCTGAGAGCGTGCCGCGGATCTCCACCGTCGGCAGCGCCGAAGTGTTGCCCTTCGCCCGCGTGAACGTGAGCGAGCCAGCACCCGAGCGCTGCCACGACTCATCCACGACCGGCTTCCCGAACGGTGCCGCCTCGAAGATCGCGCGGCCCTTCACAAACTTGCCGTGGCCCTCCCAGATGATCTCGCCCGAGAGGATCGCCTCCGGCCACAGCCACTCACCGCTGCCGTGCGGGTCGAGATCCCGAACACCACGAGCCGGATCGACAAGCTCAGCGAACCCTTCGGCTCGCTCAAGCGCCTCCTCGATCGTGGCACCCGAGACCTCGACCTCGAACACGAACTGCGTGCGCGACCGCGACACTCCCCCGACAATGCGGGCGAAAGTGCCGACCGAATCGATCTCATCGACCTCGAGCCCGTACAACGACGGCCACTCGACCAGACCAGCGTCAACGCCCGGAAGCGTCGCCGTACTCACTCCCCCGTAGATGAAGCTCATGCGATCGCACCTCCGAGCGTGACCTTGCCTTGTGCCCGCGCTGCCTGATCGGCACGGCGGAACAGATCCTGCGACACTTCCTGCACGCGCGTATCCGAATCGACAACCATCTGCCCGACCGACACGAGCGGCCCCGCGATCGTCAGCCCACCGGCCACCGTCGCGCCTGCCGTCATCATGTAGCGCGGCTGATATTCAACCGCCCGCGCCGCCTGATAGTCGAAGCCGCCGCCTGTCGCGAACGCTCGCGTGCGGCCGAGCTGCCGCAGCAGCCGCGACTGCACGTCCTCGAGAATCGCGAGGTTGCGATGCTCCATGCCGCGCTTGCCCGAGATGTACGCCTCGAATCCCGTTTCGGGCTCCGCGAACTTGTGAATGTTCAGGCCGCCCGCATAGATCCCCGATGGCAGCGACCGGTACGGATTCTCGAGCGTGCCGTACCCGCCGTCCGCGTAGGCCGACAGCCCGTACGAGTACAGGCCACCGTTGGCGTTCGCGTCGCGGTAGCGGCGGATCGCGTCGACCATGATCGTCACGGTCATGTTGCCGAGGCCGTTTATCTTGCCGCGTGCCGTCGACGTGTTCGCGTCGACCTGCACGGTCGTCCACGTGCCGTTCGCGTCAGACTCGAAGCCATTCAGCTTGTTGTACGCCGAGCCGGCCTCCGCGCCCATGTGCGAGATCGTGTACGTGCCATTCGCGTCGCGTTCCCACGTGATGATTTTGGCGTCGGCTTGCGCCTTTTCCGCATCCATGTGCGACACCGACCACGTACCGTCAGCTTCCAGCTTCCACGCCAGCACCTCGCCGCGCGCCTCAGCCGCATCCGCATCCGCCGTCGACACCGCAACCGTCGCGTTCGTCGCCGCCTCCCACGCATCCACAGTCGTGGTCGCCGGCGTCGAATCGCCATCCACCGTGACCGTGCCGCCCGAGCCGTTGATGTACTCCTCGAGCTGCGCCAGCTGCTCTTCAGCCTCCGTCGGATCCGCCGAGAACTCGACCGACCACGTACCATCATCGAGCTGCGTCACCGTGAGCCCGAGGTTCTCAAGCTCCGTCTTCGCATCATCCGTTATCGCCTCGATGATGATCGGCGGAATGCCAGGCCCGTTGAGCTCCCCGATCTGATCGAGAATGCCCTGCAGCTGATCCTTCGTCGTCGGCATATTCGACTCGAACTCAGTCTTCACTGTGTCAGGAATCAGCCCGTATTGGTCAGCGAGCGCTTCCGCCTCCGCCGTGCTCAGACCCATCGCCTCAGCCGCCGTTACGAAGGCGTCGCGACCTTCCTGGATCGCACCCGTAACCTCTTCCATCGTGCCGCCGGATTCCTGCAGCTGCGCCGCCCAATCCGTAGTCGACTGCGCGAGGTCATCGAGCGCCGACATGTTGTCGCGGCCCGCCTGCGTCGACAGGTCGAGCGTCGCCACGAACCCATCCGCGCCGAGCGCTTCGTTCACGTCATCGATCGCCTGCCGGAACCCGATCTCCGCGTTCACGAGGCCCGACATGAGGTCGTCGTATGCGCGGATCGCGTCCGCGAGCCCCTCGACCGCGGCCGCAGCCTGATCGGCCGCTGTCGCCTGCTCCTCGAGCTCGCCCGTCATCTCCGCGGCCGGATCGAGACCACCCTCGATCGCCCACTTCGCCAGCGCGAGCTTCTCCTCGTAGGTGTCGAGCGCGCCGTCCACGATGCCGAGGCCCGACGCCTGAGCATTCAGTTCGTCACGGTACGCCGGCATGAGGTCGAGCAGCTGCACCAGCTGCTCATCCGGCAGCGACGCCGCGAGCTCCTCGAAGCCCGCCGCGGCCGCGGCCGGATCCATGCCCGCGAGCACGTTGCCGAGCTCCTGGAACGCAGCGATGTCGGAGCGCGTCTGCGAGTTCATCTCGTACCACGCGCCCTGCGTCGCCTGGATACGCTCCGTGAGGTTCGCCAGCATGTCGGCGGCCGCGTCAGCGTCATTGGCCCAACCGAAGACCTCGCCCACTGAGGTGGTGCGCGAGAGCGCAGCCTCGAGAATGTCGACGGCCGACGTCGAGTTCTCGATCGCCACTGCCGCTTCTTCGGCCGAGTCTGTCACCGCGTCGAGCGCGAACTTGCCGACCTCGATCGCAGCCCACAGCGCGGTGATCGCGATGCCACCCTTGAGCGAGAACAGATTCTTCAGCGAGCCGAGCGACTTGCCCGCGTTGATGCCGAGCGTCTGCAGTGCGACGTTCGTCGCCACGATCTTTGGCACGAGCGTGAGGAACCCACCACCGGCGAGCAGCAGAGCCGCCACGACGACACTGCCCCACGCAACGACCGCGGCCATCGGCCCGTCGAGGCCCGCGAGCCCGTCGGCGAAGAACCCAATGCCTTCCATGACCGCTTCGAGCGCGGGCAGCAGCTGCGCGCCGAGCGTGATCGCCGCGTCCGCGAGACGGTTCTGCAGAATGCCGAGCTTCGATTCCGTCGTGCCGTAGCGAAGCTCTGCCTCTTGCTGCAGCGCGATGTTCTCCTCGAACGCCGTGTTACCCATCGCCACCGCATCACCGAACCCGGATGCGGCCGACGCTGCACGCAGCAGCGCGTCACGCATACGGATCTCTGTGATGCCCATGTCAGCCAGGATTCCGAGCGTGCTCGAACCCTGCGACTCCGCATCCGCGAGGCCCTGGATGAACGACTGCAGGGCCGCGGCCGGGTCGTTTGCCCACTTCGCCGCGAACTCGTCCGCCGACATCCCCGCGACCTGCGCGAACTGCTCGAGCCGGTCACCACCTTCGTCCACCGACGCCGCAATGTCGATCATGACCTTCGACATGGCCGAGCCACCAGCTTCAGCCTCGATACCCACCGACGACAGCGCCGTGGCGAGACCGAGCACATCGCCCTCGCTCATTCCGATCTGCGCACCCGCACCCGCGAGACGCATCGCCATGTCCAGGATCTCCGACTCAGTGGTCGCGAAGTTGTTACCGAGACCGACAATCGCGGAACCAAGACGATCCACGTCCGCCTGAGAGGTGCCCATGATGTTCATGAACCGCGCAAGCTGCGTCGCCGCCTGCTCCGCGCTCAGGTTCGTCGTCTCACCGAGATCGATCATCGTCCGCGTGAACGCAACCACGTTCGGCGTCTCGATGCCGAGCTGACCGGCCGCCTCAGCGACCGCCGCGATCTCCGCGTGCGAGGCAGGGAGCACCGACGTCATATCGCGCAGGCCCTGCTCGACCGCAGACAGCTGCGCCGGCGTGCCATCGACAGTCTTCAGCACACCAGTCCACGCCGATTCCCAATCCATCGCAGACTTCACAGTGAGCGCCGTGCCCGCAGCCACCGCCGCGCCAGCGATGAGCATCTGCCCGCCGACCTTTTCGGCAGCACCGGCCCACCGCTCGCCCCACTGATCTACGTTCTCAGCGCCACGAGTAACCGCGTCCGTCTGCTTTGCGGCGGCCTGCATTCCCGAGATGTAATTCGCAACGTCTGCCCGGAGGCTTACCTTTACGGTTTTCTCCGCCAAAACGCCTCCTATAATCAGGGCATGGAGCCCACGACTTTTACCCGCGAAGAAACTTCGACCGAGCGCCGAATTCCGTGGCGCAAAATCGCTTATGCCGGAATTGGCCTCTGCGTGATCGGGCTATTCATTCCCACGGCGATGTACTTGAACGCGCCCCGCGGCGCAGACCTTGCGAAGAACACCTGCCACGACTCCGTGCAGGCGAAACTTAAAGACCCAGATAGTGCAAATTTTTCTGGAACTTATGCACAACAAGACGAGAACGAATTCTGGAATGTGTCCGGCACCGTTCGAGCAACGAATTCATTCGGTGCCGTCGTGCCGAGCACTTTCACTTGCACCGTCTTTACTCACGACGACACGGCGCTTGTTATCTCGTCTTCAATCGATTAGGCGAACCGGCCACACGAACGAGCTCATGTCTGCGTGCGGGTACGCTTTCTCGTACGCTTCCCGCCGCTGCGCGACCGCCGCGACCGCGTAGTTCTTCCCCGGCCGGCCGTTCTCGTCGCCAACCCAGAACTTCGCTTTGTTCTCGATGTCCATCTCGTCTTCGTACGGAATCCCCCGAGGCGAGATCGATTCCTCAGCGAGGCGCGCGGCCTCGAACATCTCGATGTCTTCCTCGTTGAACTCCGGGTCACGCTCGATCGTGAACCCGCCGTCGCCGTCAGGAATGAGACGAACCTTCGGCTCTTCACCCCACAGACGGCGCGGCGAGATCCCGAGCCGCTCCGCCAGCCGAACTTCTGCACGAAGATCCGGCTGGGCCAGCATTATTTTTTTCGGTCACCGAACCCAATGCCCGACGGCACCGAGTGCAGCGTCATGACCGTCTGCGTCATGAGCTCGAGATCGCCCTGAGTAACGATCTCCCCGAAGTACTTCTGCCACGCCTCGTCAGGAATGTCGGCTTCTTCGCCGTCATCCATAACCTGCGTGGCCTTGCGCATGATGATCTCAATCGCGACGTCGTACGGGTTGTACCCCATGCTCCGGAATGCTTCGCCATCGGTCTTCTTCGCGGTGTGCTTCTGACGGATCGCGAGCCATTCGGCTTTGCCCTGGCAGGCGTAAACGCGGATCGTCAGCGCGTCGTCGGCGTGCGCCTCGTCCCACTCATCGAGCGCTTGCTGCGCGCGAGCGCGTGACCCGTTCGCGAGACGGCCGTTGCCAGCTCCCGCGGCGATGACGGCCTTCGACAGCTCGTCGCGCTCCTGCGCGAGCTGCCCGTTCATCACGATCGCGATGTCTTTGAATGCCGGCTTCGCGTCCGACAGCATGTCAGCGAATGACTTCGCCATAAAAACGTCTCCTACTCGTTCCCCTACTCAGAGAGACCGTGCGGGGCCGGGAGTAGGGAACCGGCCCCGCACGGGGTTTCTTTGACTACTGGCCCGCAGCGAGCACGGTCTCGTCGGTGACCTCACCGTCGAGCAGAATCGCGACAGAGCGCGTGAACTCTGCAGCAGCGACGGGCGGGTCGTCAGTCTTGCGACCGACCTCACCGGGATAAATCTTGATCTTGTCGCCGGCCGCGAAGTCGGTCTCGTGATCGACACCGCGACGCTCGATGACGTGCACCTTCGCGCCGGTCACGAGCACCGTGTCAGCCTGCGTTTCGCCCTCGCCCGTCTCCGGGTCGTAGCCGTACTGCAGCTGCAGCGTGTCCGTCTGCTTGCCCTGGCGCTTCTTCTCGTAGGGACGAGTGAGACGGTTCTGAGTGATCTCCTCGTTGCCCGGAGTGTGCTGGTAGCCATCCGTGGTCAGGTCGTACGTGATGTCGACCGCCGAGGCACCGTTGAGCAGCGCCGCGGTGACGTCCTCCACTGCCTCGATCTCTGCCGAAGGCACGACCATGATGGTCAGGTTGCCGTCCGACAGCGGGCCGTCGACGCCGGCGTAGTTCTTCTTGATCGCCATGGCTAGGCACCTTTCTTCTCGTCAGCGGCGGCCTGGTTGACCGGCTGAGGCTTCGGCTTCGACGTCGCGAGCTTGTAGCCCATCGACTTCGCCAGCTGCTCTTCGACCTCGATCTCGCGGCCACCGTGACCGATGACGCGCACCTTCTTCGGCTCGTCCGAGCCGTACTTGAACTGAGCCACGTTGGCCCTCCCTTGAAATAGAAAGAGCCCCACCGGATGGTGAGGCTCGAGTTGTGTTGCGGTTAGGTGGGACTGGATATGAACGAGTACTCGTGGAACGCATCCCACAAGCCGATGCCGGGCTCCTCCCGGTCTGGCCCAAAGTTGGCGGTGCGCCGGATGCGCTTGCACTTCCGGCCCTCCACTGTCGGAGTGACGCCCCAGCCGTTCGGCCGCGCGATGGCATCCACGCGCTTGTGCAGCCAATCCGACTCCGCGAACGTCTTGCCGTAGCAGTGCGCGACGAACCCGACCTCGCGGGTCGAATACGCGCCAGTGAGACGCCGCTGAATGTCCGGCGAGTACGTCGGCAGGATCAGCAGATACCGGCGCATGACGCCGAGCGCCATACCCGGATCCGTCGGCTCCACCTCGCCACCGAAGACCTCGAATCCGTGCCCCTCGAACAGCGCCATGAACCCCGCGAGCTCCGCGCTGCTCATGACAGCGCTTCTTCCGCGGCAAGCATGATGCCCTTCACGAAGTCAGCCTCGTTCTCGTGCAGCGCGTGCGTCAGCGGCCCGCGTGCCGGGAAGTATCGGCTGCCGTACTCGTAGATGTTGCCGAGCGAGCCCTGCCCACCCTTGTCGAATCCGATGTCCGCGCCGATGCCGGCCGCGCTGCCCACCATGTCGTAGTCGACCGACCGCGGGATATGTGGCATACCCTTGACGCCCTTCATGAGGCTGCGCGCGTCGTCCTTCACATGACGAGCCGTGACCTCGACGGCTTTCCGCGCGAGTGGCGCAACCTTCGAGCCGACCGAGGTGAGGTCAGCGCTCAGGTTCCGCACTTCGCTCATGTCGAAATCGATGCTGTTCATGCGTCCGTCGCCTCCTCAACTGGTAGTCGCCGCAGCGTCGCGTGCGTCACCGTCCGGTGCGCCTTCACGCGCACCTTCCGGCCGACGTTCGCGGCCGCGTTCCGTGATGCCGTGATCAGTACGATGTCGTCAGAACGCACGTCGCCAGACTTCGCGAACGGCAGCTTCAGCGTGTACTCAAAGACGTCGATCTCTCGGCCGTCCTGCAGCTTCTCCGAAGCGCCGCCCGCGTTGCGCAGCGAGCACGGCCCCTCGTAGACGACGAGCACGCCCGGCGTGTACTGGCCCTCTTCCTCGCTCCACACGAGCTCGCCCTCACGAGTGATGCGACACTTGTCTTTCAGCTCAGTTTCGGCTTCGTACTGCGCCATCATCAGGTCAACGTCCATCGACTCGCCCGTCCCCGAAGCGTCGCCGCGCGCCCTGAATCATGTACGGCGAACGCATCTCGACCGAACGAATGCCACCCGTCGAGCGGAACGGCCGATGCTTCCGCAGCGTCGCAAGTTGCGATGCCGAGAAGAGGTCGCCCTTCTCCCAGCGACGAGTGACTTCCTCGACCGTGACCGACGTCTTGCCATCAGGGTTGACGAACACCGACGCCGCCACCATGAGCACGATTGACGAGACGTCCGAAGGAACGCTCTCGATCGACCAGTCCTCATGCTGGGCTTCGCCTCGAGCGAGATCCGAGATCACCGCGACGACAAGTGCCGCGCGGCTCTCGAACTCACTGTCTACGTCAGCGAAGCCCAGCCAGGTTGCGAGGTCAGCGACGTCTGCAAGCGGTGCGCCTGCCATGACGATCACCTCACTTTGTCGGGATGCCCTGCGTTTCGAGAATGGCCCGGATCTCCGAGGCTCGCGCCTCGTCCGGGACGGCGACGCCCATCTCGCTGGCGTAGGCAGCCCATGCTTCCGAGGAGCTGCCGCGGCCGGCCATAGGCGGCGGGTTCGGCGTGGACGACGCAAGAGCGTGGTCACCGACCGTCGCCCACTCCGGGAGAGTTTCCCCGGCTCGCAAGAGCACAGGGACACCCTCCGGAGTGGTTACCCAAACGTTGGCAGCGAGGATCATGCCGCGACCGTGGCGATGAACAGACGGCGCGCGTCCGAGAGGATCGGCAGCGCCACCGCGTCGACGTACGAGAACTCGCGGTAGGGAGGGCCAACCTTGTCGACCACTGCTGCGATGCCGGGAGCCTCTTCCGAACCGAACTCGTCAAGCTCGCGGTTCGCGACGAGCTCGAGCGCGGTCGCGGTCAGACCGAAGGTGGTCTGGCCGAGGTCGCTCAGCGACTCCGGCGTGAGGAGCACCTTGTTCGCCGGGATGGTGCGAGTGATCACGCCGTCCACGTCGAGCTGAGTGTCGTACGGCGCGACGATGGTCGGGAGACCGTCCGACGCGAGGTACGAGTTGAGGTCGGTGATGGTCACCGAGGTGCGGCCCGTCTGCGTGCCCTCGACCGCGGCGATGACCTCGGCGTTGCGGGTCAGCACGCGGATCATCGACTGCGACATGCGCACTGCGCCGGCCGAGACACCGTTCTGGGCAATGTAGGCGTCGTTCCACGCCTGCAGGTCGGTCAGCGGGGTCGCGCCCGCGGCCGTCCACAGCGTGGCAGCGTCAACCTTGTTGTCGTCCGGGACACCGAAGTCGAGCTCGAAGCCCTCCCCGATCTCGCTGACGGTGAGCACGCCGTCCGTGAGCACGTCGCCCCACGCGAGCTCGAGGCGACGCCACACGTTCTCTACGAGGTCGGTGACGTCCGAGTAGAGCGCGTCGACAAGCGCCGACTCGTTCGTGCCGCCGATGCGCGCGAACTCCATCTTCAGACGCTCGTACTCGCCCTTGTTGCGCGAGTCCGACAGCGGCATGAGGTCGACCTCAGTCGTGGTCGCGGTGTCGCGATCCGAGACGTTGATACGACCGTCGAAGGTGCGGTACTTCGCGGTGCGGTTGCGGCGCGTGATCTCGCCCCAGCGAACAGTGTTCGTGGGCTTCACGACGGTCGGGAACTGCTCGATCAGGCTCAGGCCCGAGGGAGTCGGCACCTCGCGGGCGAAGAACGTGAGCTCGTCCGCGGGTACGACGGAATCAAAGATGATCGCCATGGTTAGGCTCCTGCCGGTTCGGTCGAAATGGTGGTGGTTGCATCCGCGAAGCGGATGAGGAACAGCGCCTGGCGCGCTGCGGCGTCGAGCGCGCCCGCGCCGGCCTCGATCGGCAGGCGGCCGGGCTGGACCTCGCCGCGGTGCACACCGGCACCGCCGACGACGGTCGCGCCGGGCTCGACGGTCAGCGAGCCGAACAGCAGCTCAACTGCGGTCTCGCGGCCGTCGGTGGCCGTCGCGTCGTACGGGCCGTACTCACCGGATGCGGTGATCTTGCCGAGCACGATGCCCGAGGGAATGTAGCCCTCCGGGTAGTGGTCTTCAGCATCGAACGACGCGATGTCGAGGACGATGCTGGGGTTCTCGCCCGGCCCCACGCCGGCCTGGCTAAGCAGCCACGACCGGTTCTCCGCGAGGAAGGACTTCTTACGCACACCGATGTAGGTCATGCTGTCTTCTCCTGATTGGTCTTGAAGCGGCGGGATGCCGCTGCCTTTGCTGATTCACGAGCGCTCTGTTTGCGCCCGCGTCCGGGACGGTTGCCGCCCTCCGGCTCGTAGTCCGGCTGCCAGCCGGTCGCCATGCCGTTGCTCAGCTCGTCAGCGTCCTTGCGCATGTCCTCGAGCGAGTCACCGCGCAGGCGCTCTGCGAGCTTCATTGGCAGCTTCTTTTCGATCGCGACCCGGAGCTGCCGGTTCTCGAGCGAAAGTGCCTTGTTGGTGCCGCGCAGCTCCTTCTCGACGCTGCGCTGATGGCGGATAGTCTCCATGGCGCGCTGCTTGTCGAAGGTCTCGCCCTCGTCAAGTTCGTCGCCCGAGTCTTCAACCTCGTCGGTCGAGGCTGCGTCGGCGGCCTGCTGGCCCTCGTTGTCGTCGCCCTCGACCGTTTCGGTCGACTCGTTGGCGTCGTCCGCGGCCGAGTCCTCGACCGCTTCGTTCTTTTCCTCGACCTGAGCGTCTGAGCTCTGCTCAACGCGCGGGGTTTCGGTTTCGAGCTTCACGCTCATGTGTTCCTACCCTTCATCGGCCGCCGCTTGACGGCACAAAACCCCCGCCACGGCTTGTGGCAGGGAAGACTTTCTAGAACCAGCCCTCGCGGTGGAGCTTGTCCATCTCGCGGATCACGTTCTTACCGACGGCCGCGCCGCCCTCGCGATCCTCCGCGCGACGTCGCGCCTCGTAGTACGCATCCTCGAACTTCTCGAGACGTTCGTCGTACCCTTCGGGCTGCAGTTCGTCGCTCACTGGCACGACCTCGCACTTGCAGTTGTCGTGGTACTGCGCGCTGATCGATTGCGGGCCGCGCGTGCGGCCGTTGCGGCCGACAACGACCGCGGCCGCCGATGTCGCTGGCTCCTGATCCGAAGGAATCCAGTAGTCGCGCGTTGCGAGCATCGCGCAGAACCCGCAGCATCCTTCCTTCGCGATGCGTCGCACTCGCGTGTACGTCTTCGACGTGTTCGTGACGGTCTCGCGCATGCCAGCCATCGCGTGCCGCATGCCAGCGCCCGACACCGCGGCGAACACCTCGCGAATCGCTCGGTCGATGTCGTATCCCTGCGCCATCAGATGCTTCGCCCGGTACAGGCCGAGCGTGACGAGTGACGTCACGACCAGCTTCGAGTCGAGCGTTGCCGGCTTCAGCTGGAATCGCTTCGGGATCGCGCCCGCGTTCGCGAAGTCCGTGAGGAAGTCGCTGCCCGCGGTGACCGCCTCCTGATAGCCGCGCTGCACGACCGCTGTCGACGCCGCGACCCATGCCGGGGCCGAGGCATCGATGCGCGTGAAGTCGAGTCCACCCATCGTGTTCGTGAGCCCGTCGAGCACGCCGCGCGCGATGTCCTGCTGCGCCTCGCGGTAGCGCGTGAAGACCTCGCTCATATTCCGAGCCCTGCAGCTGCGAGCGCCTGGTTGTATGGATCAGCCGCTGCCATCTCTTCCCACTGCCGCACCGTGTCCGGCGAGACGTTCGGGATCATGTTCCACAGCGCCTTCACCGGCACCTGCAGTTGCGTCGCGATCTTGCCGAGCGCATCGGCCATCTGCGACATCGACCGGATCTCCGAGTCACGCCAGTCCACCGCGCCGCGGTAGTCATCGAGACCACCGTCGATTCGCAGCAGCCCGCCCGCGAGGCGGAACCACGTGCCCCACGACTCGCCAAACGACGTCTCGTAGTTGTGCAGCTTGCGCTGCGTCGAGGCTTCCTCCGCCGCCAGCGCGTCCGCGCCGTCCGACTGGTTCGACTGCGCGCCGATGATCGTCTTCTGCGGCACTTGCGCGAGCACCGCGAGCTCCTGCTTGTCCGACTTGCCCGCGTCGATGTACTGCTGCAGGTTCGTCGTGCCGAACGTCTGCGCTTTCGCGTTCGGATCGTTCGCCAGAATCAGGCGCTTCATCGACAGCTCGATGTTCTGAGCGCGCGCCTCGTACTCGTCGTCCGGCTTCTCCACGCCGGAGAGCACGCGCACGACCCACGAGGCGTACGACTGCGCCACGAGTCGGTCGGCCTTGGTCTGGTTCAGCGACGCCTGCGGCTCGATCAGCGGCTCGACTTCGCTCTGCACGTCGCCTTCGGCGTCCATCTCGCCGGTGAACCGAACGATCGGCGTCACGCCGAGGCCGTGCGGGACGATCTGCATGAGATCCGTGCTGCCGGTGCCCTCGTGGAATCGGTAGATCGCGTCCGAGTCCATCAGGGTCAGCTCGTGGCCGCCGCCGACGAGTTTCTGGCCGCGCGTCACCGCGTAGTCTGCGAACTCGTCGGCTTCCGCGTCACCGAAGACCGCGTATGCGTTCTTGGCCGAGTACACCTTCGACCGCAGACGGCCGCCGCGCATCTCGAGGCTCGAGTAACTCATGCCCGACGTCATCGCCGCTTGATACAGCCGCTTCTGGCGCGTCTGCATTCGGTTCTGCGAGAACGCGAGCATCAGCTTGCCGTCGTCCTCGATGCCCGGCGAGTACGAGCGCAGCTCGATCGACTGCGTGAGCACGCGCAGCACGAGGCCGATCATCCGCGTCTCAGCCTTTTCCATGAGCGCGTCGAAGTCGTCGTCCGTGTCGCGAGGCTTGTACGGCATCGGTGTTTCACCGTCGCGCCAGTTTTTCATCTCGTCGTAGTGCTTGCCCGCCTCGCGCATCCCGTTGAGGAGATCGCCCAGCGTGTCCTTTGCCTGGTCAGCAGTCATCACCATGCGGAACCTCCCTTTGTCCGAGTGCGTGAGTTGAGAACGAGACGCCGGAGCATGCGCGCGCCGACCGCCGCGACAGCGAGGTCGATCTTCTTCGGGCTCTCCGGCCCTTCCTTCATGAGGGAGACGCCGTGCCGGGTCGGGAACCGCTTCGCGTTCTTGACGTGCCGCGCAAGCTCCTTGTGGCCGGCGTGCGGGACTTCGCCCCGCTCGACCTCCTCGACCATGAGCTCCGCCGCAGCAACGAACTTCGCGCCCTCGCCGTGAGCGTTCGACATGTCGAATGCGATCGAGTGGCCGCCCTTGCCCGGCTTCGCCCACACGAGGAGCTTCGGCGCGAGATCGCGGTGCCACTGATCGATGGTCGACATCCAATACGGGTCGAGAGTGCCGTCCTCGCGCGTGTGCGACGGGTCAGCGAAGAACGCGACCACCTTGTAGTCGCGCACTGCCTGGCGCACGCGCTGCGACACCTCACCACGAGGTGCCAGCCACGAGCCGCGACGAGCCTTCGGCGGTGCCTGCCACAGCCCGAGCGGGAACAGCGCACCATCCGAGATCCGGCATGCGACGAGCACCGTCGCGTCATCCGACTTCGATCCGTCGAAGAACATCACGATCTCGTCGCGCGGCTGCAACTGCAGGCTCGTGTCAGCGTTCGCGTCCCACCAGAACGGATCCATCCACGAGTCTTCGGCGGCCGCGATCTGGTTGAACCACTTACGACGCGACTCCGACGGCAGGTTCTTCGGATCCTTGATCGACCGCAGCACGCGAGCCGGCTTCAGCCACACCGCGTCACCGCGCACGGCCTCGACCGTCTTCTCGAGCGCGTCGTCGCCGTCGGTCAGCTTGATCTTCGGGTTCGCCTCGAGCGAGTCGTACATGACGCCGGAGAAATCGATCTCATCGGGCCGCGCGAGGTGCGCGTCCATCGTCATGCGCGTGCGCTCGAGCGTCGAATCCGTGCCCGGCTGGAATGCGTTGCAAATACCGAGGAACCGAGCATGGCCGGGGTTCTTCGTCAGGTTGCCATCCACCGCGCCATACATGTCGTGGCCGCCGTTCGAGGAGAACCAGAACTGCATCTCGTTG